GCGGCTTTCATGGCCTCGCCGAAGTTGGCATATGTCTTACTCTCATCCTCATATCCCAATACCATTGGGCTAAGGCCGATGGCGGCGAGGATGAAGGACACATGCCGTTTGGGCAGTTTATCGAGAGACAGTTGCTCGGGGGAAAAGCCGGTCTGTTGCCACGTCAACCCGAACGGGGCAAAGATAGGACCGCCCGCGTTGGGTCCGGTCTGATTCTGGCGATACCAGGACTGGAGCCAGGAGATGTCATCCCGCGGGATGGGTTGCGTAGGATCGCTGGGCACGAATACACCGGGGCTCGCACCGCCATTCTTGAGGATGGCCTCGTCGTACCGGGCGACCTCATTCGTCACCCGGATTGACCGGTCTGCCGCAGCCAACGGAGCCAGGCCCCGCCGAGGGTCCCCCCGATCGGGAACGGCCGCACGAACGTGAATGATCTCATCAGGTTGGTAGGACTCATGTACGTCCCCGGTGTGATACTCGTAGTGGGAGACGGACTTCGCCCGAGTGGGGTCGGGGACGATCCGAACGTGCCAGGGGTCGAGCCACCAGAGATCAACAATGGCACCGGTACCATCCTTCCGTTTGAGCCAGAAGGTATTCCCATCGGTGAGGTCGCTCAGCACGGACGCGGCGAAGAAGTCGAAGAAACTCCATAGCTCGTTCGGCTTGTCGAAGAGGTCAACCAGCCAGTGATCCTCGATCTCCGACCCGTCGTCCGAACCCCCGTCCTTGACGACCTGGAGGTCGGGGACCGGGAAGTTGCGGGAATACCACGCGATCCCGGCGGCGACCACCGGGTTGAGGTGCCACGGGGTCGTGTCCGCGAACGGTGAGGGGATGGAGCGGGATCCGGTCCAGTCGTAGTAGGCCGCGGAGTAGCCGGACAGGGGGATCGGGCCGGACCCCGAGCGGGCCTTGCGTTGCAACCCAAGGGCAGAGAGTAGGGAGCGAATGATGGGCACTAAAAATCTTTGCTACGTCTCTTGACGTACTACCCTTGGAAGGGTATGATACGTGTGTAGGGATGAGAGAGACACGAGACGAAGGAGAAAGACAGATGGCCAAGAGGAACAGTACCAAAGCTAAAGCTTTGGATCTCGCCCAATCGACCGGCGACCAGGAAGCTCAGGCCCGCATCTTTCGCTGGAGTCCAGGAGGTCGGATGGAACACCACAAATATCTCGAATCGGCCCGAGTAGCAGCCCGGCGACTGGGGCATCGACTGCCCCGATTCCGGCCGGGGAAGGACGAAGGGGAATGCCCCGAAATCTACGGAACCGAATGCATGTACTGTGAGCGAAACGTCGTCGTGGCCCGAGACGAGGAAACCCGAGAATGGCGAGCGACCGGACCGGCAATCGACGGCAGACCCTGCCCGGGACCACCGAGATAATTCCTAACTTTCCCGGAAACGAGGAATAAAATGATCGACAAACCAGAATCTTCCGGCGACCGCCTCCGCTCCGCCCGGCTCCAGGCCGGGCGGAGTCAGGGGGATCTGGCGAAACTAGTGCTAGGGCGGGAACCGGGAGGTAGGGACGATGGCTGAAGCGACTCAACCGGGCGGTTGTGCCCCTCAACCCGAGATCCTCGGCCCACCCGAGGACGCCGGACCTTGTACCACATGCGAGCGGGAAGACGCCGTCCACAGCGTCAGGATCTTCCCCCTGTACGAATATGACATGGAAGATATCGTTGATCTGGACCTCTGCGAGACATGCCTGGCGTACTACCGGAAATATGCCTCGCTCCCCGGGGATGAAGCGGAGCGGTTTGCTGACGAACACATCAAACGGCTCGATCGAATCATGGAGACAGAATTTTATGAGGACGATTAATCTAACATGACCACAGAAGATCGCCAACCTACCCCCGGCGACCGCCTCCGCTCGGCCCGCATCAAGGCCGGTCTCAGCCAGGCCGACGCCGCCGCCCGCATGCCCGGCAAGGTCACATCCCAGTACTGGAGCGACGTGGAGAATAACCGTCGCCGTCCTTCGCTGGAATGGCTCTGGGAAGCCGCCAGAGCCCTCGGCTGCAATCCGCACCATCTGGACGAGCGGTTAGCCTCAAAGCGGTTCAGGTGAGGCTGTAGAGCCGATAGGCGGGTCGGGGCTTGGCGAGCCCCCAGGCGGCCAGGGCCAGGGCGATCACACAGTCGTCATGCATCCCCTGGGGGGCGTTCATCCGCACGTTCCGGCTCGGGGTAAGCTCGTACTGGTAGGCGAGCAACTCGTTGGTCTGGGCCGGGATGTCCATCAGCGTGATTTGCTTCGCCTCGATCTTCATCGCCAGGTTGTCGATCAACGCTTCCTTGCTGGCGTTGGTGAACTGGTAGGGCACGATGTCGAGCCCGGCCTTCCTCAGCCGCTCGTAGATCGGATCACCGACTCCGGTCGAGTCGAGGTAAACCCGGGCATCATAGCTCCGGGCGATCCGGTCGATGGTCGCGGTCTGCCGCTCCCAACTGATCTGGTTAAATCTCTCATGGTGAACCTGACGGCCGGACTCGTCGAGCACAGCCACAACTGTGAAATCTTGCACCCTTGCTAAATCGCATCCCATCATATAGTGTTTACCATTGATGGGTAGCTCGGGCTGGCAATGCTGGGCCTCGACCACGTCGAAAACACCCCGAAATACCCCACCACATTCCTCCAGGAACTCAGCCAGGTATTCCTGCCTGAATGGACGTTCGGGCATCTGGAGCCGGGCCGACTCAACCTCAGCGGGGTCGATGAACGGGTTGGCCAAAGTTGGCATCGTCCAGCAGGCCCATTCGGGGCGAGTCTCATCCTGGCCCCAGGCGTAGGCTTGCCAGAAGAAATTCATCCCCTTGGGGGTCGAGTAGAAGTCGGCCCCGCCCCGGTAGTCGGTGAGGGTCGGCCGGATCGCTTCGTTCCACCTGGTCTCCAAATCGGGCACCATCGCCGCCTCATCGACCACGACCCGGCGATACTTCCGGGACCGGCCCGCAGCGGGATCATCGAGCGTCCAGAACTCGACCACGCCGCCGGTCAGCAATTCCAGCCGCCGCTCCTGGCTATTGGACCGGACGATTACCGGTGCGAGGATGCGGGAGAAATCCTTCCAAACCTCGATGAGATACTTATAGGTTGGTGCGAACCAACCAACGGGGAAGCCCTCCAGGGCAGGGGGGATGAGCCGTTGCTCACCTAGGATCGTCTTCCCGAACCGCCTCCCGCAGTTCACCACGTTGAACCGCTTCATCCCCTTGAGGATCGTCCGCTGGGCCGAGTGAGGCCTGGGCAGGGTCAAGGTCATCGTAGCGGACATGGATCGTGAACGAACCCCCGTCTGGTCCGGCGATGCGGTCGGGCACCTTGCCGTCGATCCGCTCCAGGACCTCCTTGGCGAACTTGAAGTCTCCGGCCAGGGCACTGGAGACGAAGACCTGGGCCAGGGCGTCATTGCGGGAGAGACCGTCCGTCCCGATCTCGGCCAGCTTGGCCCGGATGATCTCCGTCAGGGTCTTTTCCTTGGGTCGCCCCCTGGGGTTGCCCGACTCTCCCTTGGCCCAGCGGTGAGGCCCCTTGTTCCCTTTCTGTTTAACAACAGGATTCTCCTCCATGTTCCGCCGCCTACACCCACACGTTAAACATTCTTAGGGCAGCCACCAGCAACACCAGGCAGATTACTACGACGATGATGGTTTTGATCGGTTGGGGCATCGGCACATAGGCCGTTATGGCCCATGCCGCCACGCCCAGGAGAACAGCGAGAATTAGAAATGACACCAGGCTCATCGCCCCAGCCCCCCCTTGAGCGGCCGGCGGGGGTCCTCGCCGTTCTTCCTGATACGTTCCCGGATCTCCTCTCGGTCGACCCGGGTCTCCTCGGGGGCAAGGATGCCCAACCGGACAGAATCCTTGCCGATGCTGGCCACCGAAATGATGACATCCTCACCGATGAGGATATTCTCGCCTAAAGATCGAGTGATCACCAGCATGAGGAGCCTCCGAGCCGGCGGGTACGAATAAAACAACACGGGGATCATTTCGGTCCGTGCTGAGCCAGGATTCGCACCCGCCGGCCTGGTTCGAAATCAGACCGGCGAGGATGGGAGTTGCGCCGATGGGAGTTGATGTGTTTCAACACGGTGGTCCATCAGCCCGTGTTGAATCGGCCCCATCCCCGCCGGCCTGGTCCCGAGCCGATGAGAGCGGAGGGGCCGATCGGCCGACATGCTCTCGCTTCTGGCCATGCCGGACCGACTCCACCCCCATCGGCCTGGATCTTGCGTGTTCGAAAGAAACCGCCCGGTCCCGGCGGGGGCTGGAGAGACCGCACCGGGAACCGGACGATGGCGTCAGCCGCCAAGTCGAGTGATCAGGAATTTGATTAAGACCACCAACGCATCCTTGCCGATGCTGAGCAGTTCGGGGGGGATGGCCTGGGCCCCGACGGGCTGACCTGGTTGGGCCTGAGATTGGGCCTCGCACTGGGCCTTGAACTCATCGGCCAGGGCGGCGGCCCGAGCGTCGATGTTATTGGCCTGCTGAGCGGGATCAGGCTTCTGGGGGGGTGCCATGCATCAATCTCCTCGACCGTGTTTCTTCTGAGCGTAGTTCAGGACGGGTTTTTCAGCAGCTTCCCGTTCCGCCCGGGCATCGGCCCGAGCCACGTCGCGAACGACCTCGGCCTTGTGCCGCCCATCCCGGGTGGGATCGACGAGGCAGCCCCCGCAGATGATCCCTGCCGGGATGGCAGTCCCGCACACGTCGCAGGTCCCAGGGTCCTGCCGGCTCGCACTGGTGGGCTCGGGGACGATGGCCGGGACCTGACCCTCACGGGCCGGGGTCCAGTGACCGCAACCCATCAAAAAATGGGAACCGTCGTGGTCGGAACCGACGGAACCGGGCGGGGGGCTGTCGAGGTCGGGAGCCACCCAGTCAATCCAGTGGCGAGGTGATGGCATGGACCCGCTCCTTCGCCGCGGCCGGCATCCCCTTGACGATCCGGTGGATGTGGACGGGATGACGATTGAAGCTCTCT